CAGCCGCTCGGCTTCGGTCAGCAGGAAGCGCGAGTGAGCCGCGTTGAACGCAGGCCTGTCAAGTTCCATGCGGTTCGAGATGTTGAACAGGTTGTCGGTCTGCGAGCAGTAAACCCACGGCTTGACCCACGGCGGAGCGGAAATGATTTCCTTGCTCTCGTAGCGGATAAGTTCGCGAACGAAACCTATTCTCGGATTGTCCCCGGTAAGCTCCTTCCACCGAGCCTTGACCTTTCCTGTCAGAAGCTCTCGCACGTGGTTCGGAAGCTCGACGATCTTGATCTCGTTGCAGACTTCGACAAGCTGATCTGTATCGACCGATCCTTGAAGCCGGGCGACCAGATCAGCCAGCCGCTCCTTCAACGACCGTTCCTCAGACTCCTTGGCGAGCTTGAGGATGATGCGACACGTCATCGGGATATGCGCGCCGTCCTTGTTGTCGAAGGTCGGCCAGCGCTTCTCCAGCGCCTCCCGGTCGTAGTTGTGGGCCGACTGGGACCAACGATCCCAGAGGTCGAAGCCGTGCTGGCTGCCGTTGTACTGGTGGTACAGCGCCATGCCGATCTGGAACCACGTGTCGTGGTCCGTGTTGTCTTCGATCAGAAACAGCTTGCGCTCAAGCTCGTCGTCGCCGATCTGCACCTTGGGCCGGAACGCGCCGAAGGGATCGTCGTCGTCCTCCAGCGGGTTTGCAAGCCGGGTGATCGCGCTCTTGGTCTTCTTGGTCCAACCGTGGCCGAGGAACAGCTTGAGGACTTCCTCGCGGATTTCCTTCGCCTGCTCGTGGGTCAGGATCGGCAGCTTCTTGCGCGGAGTCTTGAGAACCGATTGTCCGTCAAGCCAAGTGTACGGCTTGCCGGTATCCGGGTGGATATGGGCCGCGACGAACTGCTGACCGTCAGCCAGAATCTCGACCTTACAGTCACGTCCCTGCGAGTCCAACCACATGCCGGTATCGACCTTAGGGAACACGCCGTCCTTCTCTTGGCGGTATACCCAGAGAACCTTAGGCGGCTTGCCGATTCGTTTGAGCGGAGTGTCGCCGACCACGCGCAAGATGATCTCTTGCACCTTCGCGATCATGGCTTCATCGAGAAGGTCGATGTCGATGGCAGGGGTCAATCGGCTCTTGATACCGATCCCGTGCCCGCCTTTGCCGTCTGCGATGTAGTCGTGAACGCCTTCGACCGTACCGGCGAGCTTCTGCCAGTTACGTCCAGCCGGGCGCTTCTCGCCCGGAATGATCGGGATGACTTCGTAGCCATTTCCGGCGATAGCAACGCCGAACTCTTCCATGTAGCGCCGAGCGGCCATTCAGGTCACTCCGCCACGAAGATGTCAGGACGGAAGAACTCGCGCGGAAACAGGTCGCGGCCCAGACGCTCCTCCAGCTTGATGCAGGTTTGCGCGTTGATACCGCCGGGCGACTTCAACGCCATGTGCAGCATAGGGCGCGAGCTACCGATAGCCTCGGACAGATCGCCGAGGCTTCCGCCCATCGTCAGGTATGACGCCGCGAGTCGCAGAACGAACTCAGGCCTTTGCTCCGGCGTTACCCACGCCGGAATCGGAAACTTGTCTGCTGACATGGGGTGCCCTGTCCTCGATTCGGGGCCAAACTGCCCCAGAACAATTATTAACGCAAGTAAGTTATCCACTATTGACAGTAAGCAGGAAGATCGGGCAGGTAGGCCGGGCCGCTCCGATTCGGGGCGGGGTCGATTCCACGAACGGAGAAGCGAATACCATGGGTATGATCGAACAGATCGCGGCTGACGTTGCCGCCATCAAGGCTCTGCTGGAGGGCGGCGCAGCCGCAGCCCCGGCGAGCGAGCCGAAGGAAACCGCCGCGCAGAAGAAGGCGCGCGAGAAGGCCGAGAAGGAGGCTGCCAAGCCGTCCTTCACCGCCGAGCAACTGCGGGACAAGTTCCTCGAAGTGCAGCAGAAGCACGGTGATGCCGCCGCCAAGGCCCTCATCAAGGGTCAGGGCCACGAAAAGCTCGCCAACCTCGTGGCCGATACCGCCAACTGGCAGACCTACTGGGATGCCGCCGAGGAAAAGCTCGCCGAAGAGCCGGAAGGCGACGACAACGGCGGCCTCTGACACGCCAGCCGGTCGGGGAGGGGCTTCGCGCCCTTCCCCGGCTTCGGTGGAGACTGGGTTTCAGCGACCCGGCCCAGTCTCCTCCTAAGCCGGGGTATCCATGTCGGAACATCATCCTATCACCGATCAGATGCTCGCGGACAAGAACGCCACGGGCCACTCGATCTTCGGACCTTCCAGCGCTCATCGCTGGATGCGTTGCCCGCGATCCCTGATCGCCGGGCATCTTGCAGGCGACCGACCGACTGTCTTTGCCGCCGAAGGCTCGATAGCTCACTGGCTGGCGGAAGACTGGCTCAACAACGGCAACCCGTACCGCCATCTCGGATCGGTCCATACCAAGGATGGGTTCGAAATCGAGATCACTGAGGAAATGATTTCCTACGTCGAAGAGTACGTGTCTCTCGTCTCGACGATGCCGGGCAACCATTACGTCGAAGTCAAGGTCGATCTCTCTGCGTATACCCCTGTCCCCAGCTTCGGGACCTCGGATCACATTAGCGCCGAGTGGGGCAAGCTGCGCGTAAAGGACCTCAAGTACGGCAAGGTCTGGGTTGACGCGGAGGAAAACGAGCAGGGTCAGGCTTACGCTCTGGGGGCCTTCGAAGCTCTCGACTGGCTGTACGACTTCCAAGAGATCGAGATTCAGATCGTCCAGCCGAGGCGGGAGAACTACGACTCGTGGACTATCACCAGAGCCGAGCTTCTGGAGTTCGGCGAACGCTACCGCGAGGCCTCCCATCGCGCGTGGGACCCCGACGCGCCGTACAACCCGGACCCCATTGCCTGCGAGTACTGCCCGGCGCGGTTTGCCTGCCCGGCGCTTGCGGCGATCAACGTGAAGATTGCCAAGGCCTCTTTCGACGATCTCGACGACACGGAGATGACCCCGGAGCAAGCCGTGGCCGTGATCGAACAGGAAATGGTTTCCACTCCCCAGCTTCCGGCGTTCAACGAAGTACCTGTTGAACATCTCGCCCGAATCTACGAGTGGCGTCCAGTACTGGAAAGGTATTTCCGGGAGATGTATGACTATCTGCTCAAGAAACTTGAGTTGGATGTCGAAGTCCCCGGACAAAAGCTCGGCATGGGCCGCGCAGGGAATCGTAAATGGACAGACGAAGCCGGGGCGAGGCGTATGCTTCGCGGACGCGGTATTTCCGATCTGGACATGTACGACATGAAATTTATTTCCCCTGCGCAGGCTGTTGAGCTATTGAAGACTTCCATCGGCGGGTCTAAGAAGGTCAACGACGCGAGGATTGCTCCGTTCGTTTACCAGCCGCCGGGGAAGCTGACGATGATCCCGGCCAGCGATAAGCGGGAAGAGATTGCGTCAGCGGTATCAGCGTTCGATGACGACGTTGATCCCATCGGAAACTCGTGAAGCAAGGAATATGAAAATGAGCGAAGGAAAACCGACCCCTCGTACCGTGGTCAAGTCGGCCAAGAACAAGGCCGGGCAGGTGATCTGCAAGGTCTACAGCGACGGCACTGTTCTGATTGCCGACGTGCGGGCTTCGTATCCGCATATCGACGCCATGTGGCGCAAGAACGAGAAGGACACCCCGGCCTTCTCGATCACCGGCATCCTGCCGACCGCCACGCACCAGCCCGCGATTGATCTTCTCAACGAAGTCTGCATGGACATCATTGAAGAGCGCAACAAGGGCCGCGACATCAAGGATGACGCCAAGTTCATCCGCGATGGCAAGCCGACCAAGAAGCCCGAGTACGAGAACGCTTGGATCGTTGCTTCGCGGGAAACCGAGAAGCCGACCGTTCTGCACCCGGACAAGACGGAAATGGAATCGCCCTCTGAGATCAAGAAGGAGATCAAGGCGGGCTACTTCATCGACATGCTTGTCCAGCCGTGGTGGCAGGATAACGAGCATGGGCAGCGTATCAACGCCAGCCTGCGCGCCGTCCGTCTGCGCCGCGAAGGTCCGCTGATCGCCGAAGGGGGCATCTCCAAGGATGCGGCGATCTCGTCGTTCGACGACGACGATGAAGGCGGCTTCGGTGGGGGCACCAGCGACGACGATGACGGCATGGGCGGCCTGTAAGGGCCTTGCCTCGGGGGCTGCCCTTTCAACGCCGGGCAGCTTCAACGACGTGGCTTAGCAGCGCGCCCCGAGGACCATAACGATCATGGGACAGACCAGACTCCATTTCGACTATGAGTCCAAGAGTGAAGTCGATCTCCTCGCGCGGGGGATCGACCTCTACTCGTCGGACCCTTCGACCACGATCCTCATGTGTTCGTGGTCCCTTGACGACGACGACACGAAGCTCTGGGTGCCAGCCGAAGGCGAGCGTATCCCGAGCGACCTCAAGGAGGCGTTGCGCGATCCTGAGGTCCTGAAAATCGCTTTCAACGCGAACTTCGAACGCTGGCTCACGTGGCGCGTCCTGATGCGCCAGATCGGGCTTGAGATCGAGCGTGACTACAAGTCGTGGCGCTGCTCCATGGCGCTCGCGTACATGTTCTCGTTCATGGGCGGCCTTGACGACATTGCCGAACAGATGTCGCTCCGCCACAAGAAGGACCCCCGTGGCCGGGCGCTCATCCGTGAGTTCTGTATGCCCAACAAGCCCACGAAGAATCAGCCGTACGTCTGGCGCGATCAACATAGTGATCCCGAGGACTGGGAGATATTCAAGAAGTACTGCATCCGAGATAACGAGTCGGAAAAGGAACTCTGGAGCAAGCTGATCTGCTACGGCGTCCCGGACTGGCAATGGGACCTGTACGAGCTTGACCAGATCATCAACGACCGAGGTTTGCCGATTAACCGGCGCTTCGTCGAGAACGCTCTGGAGATCGCGAACCGTCGTAAGACGGAACTCATTTCCGAGCAGAACCGTATCACCGGCCTCGCTAACTCGAACAGCGGCCCGCAGCTTCTCCCGTGGCTGATCGACCGGGGCTACCCCTACGAAAACCTCCAGAAGCAGAATATTGTCAAGACACTGGCGGCTGAGCAGGAGGAGGTTCGCAACCCTTCGCAGGTGTACGACTACGAGCAGAAGAAGCTCGTCCCGGCGGCGTACCCTGATGCGTTTTTCAACCCGCTCGGTCAGGTAGAGGGTGACGCGGTTCTCACGTCAGAGTGTCGCGTAGTCCTGCGGATGCGGCAGGCATCCAGCAAGACCTCCACGACGAAGTATGAAGCGGTCATGGATCGTCTGGCGGACGATGACCGGCTGCGCCACTGCTTCCAGTACGCAGGGGGATCGCGTACCAACCGCTGGGCCGGTCGCGCGCTCCAGCCGCAGAACCTTCCCCGGACGCCCAAGTGGCTGGAGCCGGAAGACCATATCAACTTCGACCGTCTGGACTACTGCAACAGCCTGATCGAAGCGGGCGACTACGCCACGCTAGGCGTGTTCGCGGGCGAGCAGATGGACGCAGTGGCCGGGTGTGTTCGATCCACGATTCAGGCGCACGAGAACAAGAAGCTCGTCGTCTGCGACCTTTCGTCGATTGAATCGGTCGTGATCTTCTGGATCACCGATTGCGAGCGCGGCCTGAACGTGTTTCGGAACGGCCTTTGCGCGTACAAGGACTTCGCGACGACTCTGTACAGCGTCCCGTATGAGGAGGTCAGCAAGAGCCAGCGGTCTGGCGCGAAGCCTGCCGTTCTGGGCGCAGGATACCGGCTCTCTGGTGGCGAGATGCGCAACGGGGAGAAGACGGGTCTCTGGGCATACGCGGAGAACATGGGCGTCCAGATGACGCAGGAGGAAGCCAACCGAGCCGTGGCGGTCTTCCGCGAGACCTACAAGGAGATCAAGAACGGTTGGTACCAGATCGAAGACACCATCGAACGAGCGATGGCGGCAGGCGGCAAGATCGTCAAGTGGGGGCATCTGGAGTTCCAGATTGTCAAGCCTTTCCTGCGCGTCGGCCTGCCCTCAGGGCGGTCTATGTGGTACTACAAGCTCCGGGTCGAGAAGTACGAAGCCGAGGGACGCTACGGCCCGTACATGCGGACCAACATCACCTACATGGGCAAGGATCAGGTCACGAACCAGTGGCGCAGGATCGAAAGCCACGGCGGCAAGTTCATCGAAAACTTCGTTCAGGCGCTTGCTCGCGACATCCTTGGGTTCGGTTTGCTTGAGGCCCACGCGCAGGGCTATTTCATCTGCGGCCACGTTCACGACGAAATCATTTCCGAGGAAGACGAGAACGATGAAATTCACGGCCTTGCTGGCTTGCGTCACTGCATGACTAAGGCTATCCAAGAGAAGTACCCGTTCCTTCGAACGATGCCGCTCAACGCTGCCGGGTATGAAGGTCGAGTTTACAAGAAGGATTGATGATGACAGACGACTTCTGGGCGGTGCCTGAACTCGATCAGCACGACGATTTCTGGGATATGCCGGACCCCGAGCGTATGCCTGACATCCGTAAGGCGGCCTACGAGGGCGTCTCTGGCGCGATCATCAAGGCGATGAGCAAGTGGGCGCGCAAGCCTGCCGATCTCTACCCGACGCCCGTTGACTGCACCTACAGCCTTCTTCCGCATATCGCTCACCTGCTCCCGGCCAAGGCGAAAATCTGGGAGCCTGCTTGCGCGGACGGCCAGATGGTCGAGCCGCTGCGCGAGTTCGGCTACGAGGTCATCGGAACCGATCTCCGCCCGGACGTGAAGGGCGGAACGGGTCTGATCGACTTTCTCGATCCGATCTCTCGCTTCCACAACAAGGACTATGACGGTCTGTTCACGAACCCGCCTTTCGTTATCGCCGAGGCCTTCATTCGCCGGGCACTGCAAGAAGCCCCGGTGGTCGTCATGCTGCTCAAGGCCCAGTACTGGAACACGAAGAACCGCAAGAAGCTGTTCCGCGAGACCAAGCCGTACATGGAACTGAATCTGACGTGGCGGCCTGCCTTCCTCGCCGAGGAGCGTGGCAACTCGCCGCTCATGGACTGCATGTGGGTTGTATGGGTCCGAGGCCATACCGGCGGCTGCACGATGAAGGTTATCGACCGGCTGAGTACCTGCCCGCTGAACCCCGGCGACATGGACATGGGCGGACTATGAAGAAGCTCCGCAAGCAGCCCCGCAAGGAGTCAGTTGACGAGCGGGAGACGAGCAGCGAGTGGCGCAAGCTCGGGCACGTCGAACTCAAGATCATGACGTGCAACCACGATGGCTGGCCTGACCGCTGGTACGCCGCTAAGGGTCTCGGCATCCCGCCGTTCTGGTGCGAGTGGAAGGCAGAAGGCAGAGAGCCAGAAGCTCACCAGACTCTCCGCCATGACGAGCTACGGGCGCAGGGCGAGGTCGTCATCGTCGCTCATTCGCGCCGCGAGTTCTGGGACCATGTGCGCCGTATGCAAGCAGCAGCCCGGCTCTGAGCAGAAATCATTTCCATGCTGACGCTCGACAACTTCCACCAGTATCAATGGGACGGGTTGGCTCACTGCCATCTTAACCCGTACTGCGGCCTGTACTATGACGCGGGCCTCGGAAAGACGGCTATCGGCCTGACGTACCTCGTCCAGCGGATAAAGCATCTAGGGGTCAGCCGCCGGGCGCTGGTGATCGCCCCGATCCGCGTTGCTTGCCAAACGTGGCCGAACGAACTGGCCGAATGGCAGCATCTCGCCGATGTCCCGTACCAACTGATTCGTGCCGAAGACAACGATCCCGAGGTAAAAGAGTTTCGATCTGAAACTTACAAGCGGGCGCGCTCTGGCGGGCTGGAGTCATGGGAACTCGACATCTATGAAGGACTCTGCCGTAAGTCGCTTGAGCGCCAGTGGACCGATTTCTGGACTGCCGGTCTCTCGCCGGTTTTTCCGCGCCTCACCGATCTCTATGAGTTCGACCGGCTTGCGAAGTATAATCGCCTGCTCCACAAGCAAGGGGGCTTGCCGCCTGAAGAAGCTGATCGCGCTGCTGGTACGCTTACCACGGCGTTCAAGGACAAGCTCAAGCGTCGGCAGCTACAGGTAGATGTACCGCTTCATTTCATCAACCGCGAGGCGCTACCGTGGCTCGTGAATACACTGGTCGAGCAGCAACAGGGCTGCCCTTACGACGATGCGATCTACGACGAAGCCAGTGACCTCGGGGATCACAACACTGAGCGGTTCAAGGCAATGCGTCAGCTTCGCCGGGAACTGAGATCGTTCGTCCAGATGACCGCTACACCTGCCGCAGAAGGCTATCAGAAGCTCTTCTCCCAGCGCTGGCTCATGGACACCGGCAAACTCTGGGGCAACTCGATCACGTACTGGCGAGACGATCACTTCAACTACAACAGCCGGACGTTCAGCTACAAGCTCAAGCGGGGTCACGATCAGATCATTTCGACCCAGATGGCGGACATCTGCCTTGTCGCCAAGGCCGAGGATCACCTACCCCCGGTAGCGACTGGCTGGGCGGACCTGACGCGCAAGATCGAGCTTGGCCCTGAGCTACGCGAGCTAGAGCGCGAGTTCATCGAGAGCCGTATCCTGCGGCTGCCTGACGGGCCTCTGTCCGGTCGGCTGCCGGACGACCCGCAAGACTTCATCGACGCCGACAACCCCGCCAGCTTGTCGCAGAAGCTCCTCCAGTTCTGCTCGGGCGCAGTGTACGACGACAAGAAGGTCGCCCGTGCGATCCACGATCACAAGATCGAAGAGCTACGCCAGTTGATCGACGAGCTACAGGGTGAGCCGATCATGCTGGTGTACTGGTGGCAATCCAGTCTGGCGAGGCTCAAGAAAGCCTTCCCCAAGATGCACGTCATGGATCGGCAGGGGAGCCAGCAGGAGCCGTGGAACAAGGGCAAGATCAGCCTGCTTGCGGTCCACCCGCAAGGCAGCGAGTTCGGCCTGAACCTCCAGAAGGGTCCGGGCCACGACATCGCGATCTTCGATATGTTCTGGAGCTACGAGAAGTGGTACCAGATTCACAAGCGCCTTGCCCGGCAGGGCCAGACCCGCCCTGTCCGCTCGTGGCCGTTGGTGGTGAAGGGATCAGCAGACGAGATAGCCGTGAAACGGTTGCAGGCGAAAGAGGATGCACAGAACGCGCTCTTTCGCTATATCCAGCAGATGCGCGATGAAATCAAAGGAGTCGAGAACCGTGCCCAGACCAGAGATCGAGCCGCACTTGCGTCGGCTTTTGACTGACGAAGCGACCGTGATTGGATCGCTTTTCCAGATCAGCGAAAAGGGCACCGGCCCGTTTTTCTGTTCGCTCTACGCGCCCGGCGAGAGGGCGGCCCAGATGGTCTTGTGCGAAGGAATCTGCTACGCTATCGGCGAGGGGCCTAGTCCCGAGGATGCCGTGTACGAGGCTCGTGGCAAGCTCTGGGGAGGCCTCTGATGCCCAAGCAGGTTGTAGAGGAGTTCGGCAGGGCTGACGACGCGGAGACCTCGGCCATCATCTATGAAGGCGCGACGATCCGGCAGCTTGCCCTCATGTTCAAGATGGACCCCAAGGTCGTCACGGCCAAGGTCTCCAGCCTTGTGCCGGTCGGTCGCCGCCGGGGCACCCCGATCTATTCAGTGCCCGAGGCCGCTGGGCGGCTTGTGAAGCCCACGTACGAGATCGAGCGGGTCATTATGAACATGAACCACTCGGACCTTCCCCCGATGCTCCAGAACGCTTTCTGGAGCGCCCAGAAGACCCGTGCGAGCTACGAAGAAATGATCGGCGATCTCTGGCGCACCAGCCGCGTCGTTCGGTTGATCTCGGTACTCTTCAACAGTGTACGGATGACTTTCCTTCTGCTACCCGATACTATCGAGCGCGAGGCGGGCTTGTCCCGCGAGCAGAAAGCGGTCGTGCGCCGGGTAGTCGAAGGCGCGTTGGTCGAAGGTCGAAAAGCAATCGTTCAGGAGTTCAAGAGTTATGGCGACGGCCCCGAGTATGACGGACCAGCCGATAGAGACGGACCTCTCCTCGTTCGTGAACACCAGCAGGTTGACGACCGAGGAGATCGAATTTCTCCAGCCGAGGAAGACGCGGACGAGTATAACGGGCTATAGCGATCTCGGCGATCTGGTTTGCCAGACCGTCGAGCAAATTTGGCTCGATCCCGATCACCGCCGCCCCTCTGAATGGGCTGAGCAGGAACGGTACCTGAACAACGCCCCCGGCTATGTCGGGCACTGGCGCTTTGCCTACGCGCCCTATCTCCGCGAGCCTCTGGACCAGCTTGTCAACCCCGAACTAGAGGCCGTCGTCTTCGTCGGCCCGGCCCAGTGCGGCAAGACCGAACTCATCCTGAACTGGGCCGGTTACTCGATCCGGGCCGAGCCTTCGGACATGACGATCTTCTCGCCGACGCAGGCCAACGCCCGCGACTTCTCGAACCGGCGTATCGACCGCCTGCACCGAGACTCCGAGGTCGTGGGCAAGGAACTGCTTGAGGCACGAGACGCAGACAACAAGTTCGACAAGCACTACAAGAACGGGATGATCCTCGGCCTCGCGTGGCCGACCAAAGCCGAACTTGCCGGTAAGCCGATCCCCCGGATCGCGTTGACCGACCGCGACCGTATGGATGACGACATCGAAGGCGAAGGCGATCCCTTCGATCTGGCGACGAAGCGTACCACGTCGTTCGGTTCGTTCGCTATGACGCTTTGCGAATCATCGCCCAGCCGTGAGATCACCGATTTCCGTTACACACCCAAGACTCCGCACGAGGCACCGCCGACGACGGGTATTCTGGCGCTGTACAATCGCGGGGATCGTCGCCGTTGGTACATGCCCTGCGGTCGCTGCGGCGAGTATCTGGAGCCGCGTTTTGAGCTTCTGGAGTGGGAGCCAAGCCCGAGCATCCTTGACGCGGCGGAATCGGTGCGCCTCAAGTGCCCTGTATGCGAAGGCCATATCCATCCGGACGAGCGTTTCACGCTCCAGCAGAACGGTCTCTGGCTACCGGACGGCTGCCATATCATCAAAGGCAAGGTTGAGGGAACGCCCCGGCGCGCGAAGATCGCGAGCTATTGGCTGGAGGGCTGCTCAGCGGCCTTCACGAACTGGCCCAAGCTGGTGGCAACCTACCTCACCGCAGAGGAAGAATTTGACACGACGCTCAACGAAGAGCCGTTGAAGAAGTACTACAACACGGACTTGGGCCGACCCTACAAGCCGAAGGCTGCCGCGCAAGAGCGTACGCCCGAAGACTTGATCGCGCGAGCCGAGGACTTCGGACGGAACGAAGAGACTGGCGAGATCGAAATCATTTCCGAGATCGCGTTCCTGATCGTCACGGTTGACGTGCAGAAGAACATGTTCGTGGTTCAGGTCTGGGGTGTAATCCCCGGAGAGCCGTACGATCTCGCGCTGGTCGAGCGCTTCGACATCCGCAAGTCGCTCCGCAAGGACGACGATGGCGACGTGCAGTGGGTCAAGCCGGGCACGTATCTGGAGGACTGGGACCTCCTGATCGACAAGGTAATCAAGAAGACCTACCCCATCCAAGGGCGGGAAGAGCGCATGGCCGTTCGTATTGTGGGTTGTGACTCTGGTGGTAAGGCGGGGGTGACGGCCAACGCTTACGCTTTCTGGCGTACGCTCAAGGGCAAGGGACTCGGAAATCGTTTCCTTCTGCTCAAGGGTTCCGGCCAGCCAAACGCCCCGCACGTCCGGGAGACGTTCCCGGACGCAAGCGACCGCAAGAACCTTGCCGCCGCGCGCGGGGACGTGCCGGTCTGGCAGTTGAACTCGAACCTGTTGAAGAATGAATCCAACAACCGTCTGGCTTCCGAAGTGAAGAACAAGGGGATGATTCGCATCCCGAAGTGGAACCCGGCATGGTTGTTCAAGGAGTTCTGCTCGGAAGTCCTCAAGGAAAAGGGTTGGATCAAGGCCCCCGGCATCCGTAACAACGAAGCATGGGACTTGCTTTACTATGCCATTGCTTTGTGCATGACGAAGTATATTCGCTGCGAACGCCCTGATTTCTGGAAGAACCCGCCCGTTTGGGCGAACCCTCTGGACCCTGCCAATCCTTTTATTGTGAAGCACGATACAGAAGCGTTTGCAGACAAGCCGAAAAGCCGTTATGACCTGACGGAAATCGCTTCCAAGATCGCGTGAGGACCATCCATGGCGGATTGCAACACTATCGACGCGAGGCTGGCGAAGGCTCGCGCGACCTACGATAGCTGGATGAACGGTGAGTTCGTCTCGCGCTTCACCGATCAGAACGGGGAGCAGATCAGCTACTCGGTCGAAGGCTTGCGTCGTCTCGACCTGTACATTAAGAAGCTGGAAGCCGAGAAGCAGGCTTGCGCGGGGAACTCGATGTTCGCCTATCGCGGGCCGCTCCGGTTTACCTTCGGGCGGAGAGTGCGATGAGAGCGGCGAACGTCGAGATTTACAAGAACGGCGGCGCGCAAGAGCAAGCTCTGGGCGGCGGTTTGGAAGGTGCCGAGCGTACCAGCCGGGAGACCGTAAACTGGCAGGTTGCCTCGGTTCCGCCGGATCGCGCGATCAACACGGTCAAGGAACCGGCGGACGCTCGCGCCAAGGATATGGTCATCAACGATGGCTATGCGCGCGGCGCGATCCAGACCCACATGGATTCCATCGTTGGGGCGCAGTACCGTCTCAACTCCAAGATCGCGTGGCGGATGATCCCCGGCGCGACCAAGGAATGGGCCGACGAAGCCCAGCGCGTCATCGAAGATCGGTTCCACCTGATCGCCGAGAGCGATGCCTGCTATCTTGACGCGGCGGGCATCAACACGTTCACCGGCAAGATCAGGCTCGGCGTGGCCGGGTTTGTCATGACTGGTGAGGTCGTCGAAACGTCAGAGTGGGATCGGTCTGCCGGTCGCCCGCTCAAGACGTGCTTCCAGTCGGTTGATCCCAGCCGGGTACGGAATCCCGACTGGCAGAGCGACACGAAGGACCTTCGGCGCGGGGTCAAGGTGGATGCACGGGGCAAGCCCCTTGGATACTACATCCAGCGGAACCATCCGAACTCGTTCTGGCCCGGCGCATACGACATGCTGGATTTCACCTACGTCCCCCGGATGAAGCCGTGGGGCCGTCCGCAGGTGATCCATATCATGGAACAGCTTTTCCCCGACCAGCACCGGGGGATCGCGGATATGGTTTCCGCGCTCAAGCGGATGCGGATGACCAAGCACCTGCAAGACGTGGTTCTCCAGAACGCGGTCATCAACGCGACCTACTGCGCGGCCATCGAATCCGAAATGCCGACCGCCGAGATGATTGTCGCCATGGGCGGCGATACGTCCACGCCGGAATCGCTCAACACCGCGATTGCCGCGTATCTCGACGGTCTCCAGAAGTACCTTGCCGGGGCCGAGAACATCGCGCTCGACGGCGCGATGATCCCGCACCTGTATCCGGGCACGAAGCTCAACATGAAGACCCTCGGTACGCCGGGCGGGGTTGGAACTGATTTCGAGTCTTCGCTGCTGCGCCATACGGCGGCGGCGCTCGGGCTAGACTACGCGGAGTTCAGCCGTGACTACTCGCGGATGTCCTACGCGACCGCGAAGCTCTCCACCGAGAACACGCGCCGGTTCATGCGGTCGCGGAAGAAAGCCGTGGCCGACCGTCTCGCGAACATGATCTACGGCAACGTGCTGGAAGAGTTCATCGCGCAGGGCGAAATCCCTCTTCCGAACGGATTCACTCGTGACGATTACTACCGCCCGCTGATGCGTGAGGCGTTCAGTCGTTGCTCGTGGATCGGCACCGGCACCGGGCAGATCGACGAACTCAAGGAAACGCAGGCTGCGATCCTCCGGATCAAGGCAGGCCTTTCGACCTACGAGATCGAGATCGGGCGACTCGGAGAAGACTGGCGCGAGATTTTCGAGCAGAAGGCGCTGGAGGCTGGCGTCATGGCGGAGCGCGGCCTGACCTTCGATATGGGCACCAACAAGGGCAACACCGGCCAAGGGGGCGATCAGGCGCAGCAGGACGCCGAAGACGCCCAAGACCAGCAGGACGACGCGGAAATGAACGACGACGGCCAGAGCGTCACCGTGCGTCTGCCTGCCGAGCTTGCGCGCCATCTGGGCGAAATGGTCCTGACCAAGGGAGACACGGAATGACGAAGCTCCGCAAGCGCGGATTGATGGCGCAGGTTCTCAGCCGTATGTCGGCGGGCGATTGCCTTATCAGCGACCGCCACGCCGAGTCGATGCTGATGGGTCTGCTCGGCGAAGCTGAGCAGGTGACGGACCCGCAGGCCGCTTGGACGGAAGTGCGTACCGAGGTCGCCGGGGCGTGGGGCTACGACGACGGCCCGGACGGCCCTTCGAAGCCGTTCATCTATCAGGACGGCGTGGCGCTGATCCCGGTTCACGGCATCCTCATCAACCGCTTCAATTATTGTTGGGGATATGTCACCGGCTACGACTTCATCCGCAAGCAGATGAACCTCGCCGATCAGGACCCCGACGTGAACCTGATCGTGTTCGATCACGACTCGCCGGGCGGGGAAGCGGCAGGGTGCGATGAGCTTGCGCGCGAGATCGCGGCGCTCCAGACGCCGACCATGG